GTTTATTGCATTTCCCAAAATATTCCCTCGTTCTCCGCTAAGGTATCCTGGTGGCAAAACTCGTGCAATCAAATCAATTTATTCATGCATTCCACAAAATGAAATAAAGCTTTGCTCGCCATTTTTGGGGGGTGCTTCCATTGAGCTTGCTTGTACTACTCGTATGAAGGTTTTTGGTGCTGATGTCTTTGAACCATTAATAGCCTTTTGGCATATTTTGTTATCTGAACCAGAACAACTTGTGGAACGAGTTACAAGCTATTACCCGCTGTCAAAATCGAAATTTTACAATCTACAAAAACGTTATGTCGATCTTGACGATGAGATTGAGAGAGCCGCCGCATTTTTTGTTTTGAACCGGTCGTCATTTTCTGGCACAACACTTTCGGGGGGCATGTCACCCGGACATCCACGTTTTACCGAATCTGCTATAGAGCGGTTACGTGTTTTTAGGACTGAAAATTTCGAGGTCGAATGTGCTGATTACAGGGACAAAATACCAAAACATGAAGATGCTTTTCTCTATCTCGACCCGCCTTATATGAATGGACAAAATCTATATGGAATTAAGGGGGATACCCATAAAGACTTTGATCATAATGCACTTTCTGAGTTATTGCACAAACGTGATCGCTGGATTATGTCATACAATGATTGTGATGAAATTAGAAAATTATATAAAGATAATCAGATTTTGTCCGTTGAATGGATATATGGCATGTCCAAAAATAAGAAATCAAATGAGATTCTTGTTCTTAGCCCGGACTTGGCGGCATGAATCTATCGCAAAACGATACAGGGCGAGCTTTCGAGTACGGTATCGCGATAGCTTTTTCAGAACGTTTACCGGCACAACTCAATATCAACAACCAATTAAACACTGCAAAACTATGTTTTGAGAGCTGTTCTGATATCGAACAAGTAAACATTGTTAAAGCTTCAAGAGAGGTTACTGCTTTCTTAGCCGCACACGATATACGCCTTTCTGATGTTGGTTGCTCCGTATCCCTACAGTCCGATCAAATGGGGCAACCATGATCCCGGTCACAATGATACATAATGGCCTTCTTATCACCGGCAAAGTCACGTTTGAGATCGACGAAAAGGAAGAGGTGTTGCGGTAAGGAAATACGGATAATACTTGACGAAATCATTGTAATGCGATATATAACAACCGAGGAATCATGTTAGACGTGGCGAAAAAAAGAGTGAAGTGGATGATCGGAATGCAGGAGGCCGCAAGAATCGTACAGCCAATGGCGGCGCATAAAAAAGCCGATGCCATCCTTCAGGAAATAGTAAGAGAAACCGGTTTCGAAGAGATTGCGGAGATGTACAAAAACGTCGAGCGACACTTTGGAAAGGAGGGGGAATAGTGCCTGAAACCCAAGTAACTGCGATCTCGACAGATGAAGGTATAGCGCAGGACATGACGCGGTTTTACAACGATCCGCTTGGCTACGTCTATTATGCTTTCCCATGGGGCCAGAAGGGAACGCGGTTAGAAGAATTTGATGGTCCGGATAAATGGCAGATAGAAGTCCTGAATTATATCGGCGAACAATTCAGACTCGGCAAATATCCGGTCCAAGTTGCAATAGCAAGTGGTCACGGTATTGGCAAAGGCGCTTTGTGCTCATGGATTACTAAGTGGTTTAATACCTGTCGTGCATTTCCGCTTACAACGGTAACGAGTAATACTAAAGCACAGCTATTGAGTAAAACATGGCGTGAGCTTGCAAAATGGAACGGCATGGCAATCGATGGTCACTGGTTTGAATGGACAGCGACCACTTTTTATTTTAAGGACCCCCAGAAAGCCGCGACATGGAAAGCCTTTGCGATGCCGTGGAGCGAACAGAATTCAGAAGCGTTTGCGGGTACGCATGAAGAAAACGTATGTGTGCAATTTGATGAGGCAAGTGCGGTGGCTGACATCATCTGGGAAGTGACCGAGGGCGCCATGACCCAGCCCGGGTCAATATGGGTCGTTCTGGGCAACCCCACGAAGACCACGGGCCGATTCCGTGAATGTTTCGGCAAGTACAAGCATCGCTGGAAGACCTTCCAGATTGACAGCCGCACGGCAAAGATGACGGAAAAGAAACAGCTTGAACGATGGATTGAGGATTACGGCGAAGACAGCGATTTTGTCCGAGTGCGTGTAAAGGGGCAATTCCCCAGAACGTCATCGTCACAGTATATTGGCTCAGACATCGTTGAAGAAGCGGCAAGGCGCAATTACGAAGAGAAAGAGTATCAGTACGCACCGATCATTATTGGTGGCGATCCCGCAAGGTTTGGTGACGATCAAAGCTGTATCGTGGTCCGACAGGGGTTGCAGATGTTGGAAATCTATAAGTATCGAGAATTAAGCACCATGGACTTTGCATCATTTATTGCCGAAGTGCAGGACAAATACCGTCATTTCCCCGTTTACACGTTTGTTGATGTCGTTGGTATCGGGGCCGGTGTGTGTGATCGATTAACCCAGATGGGACGATTCGTACAAGAAGTCAACGCCGGGGCGCGATCCACCGATAACAAGTATTTCAACAAACGGGCGCAGATGTACGGCGACACAAGGGATTGGCTTGCCAAGGGCGGCGCAATCATCGACGATGTGGAATTGAAGGATGATCTGTGCGGTCCGCATTACGGGTACAATACGAAGATGAAAGTGCAGATAGAGCGTAAAGTTGACATGAAAAGCCGCGGTCTTTCAAGCCCGGATTGCGGTGAAGCGCTGATACATACCTTTGCTTTCAAGGTCAATATGTTGGAAGGCAATGAATTTACGGAAGACAATCGTTTCGAACATAGACAGACACGCAGAACTCATTCAAGAACAGGATATTGAGGGGTGTTGAAATGAAGTATTTATGGAAAAGCAAGCGAGGTTTTGAACCCAATGTGCTTCTGAATTACGTAAATATTGCCGCCAAAGAACACGGCATGGAGGATACCGAACTCAACAACATCGCCAACCAGGTGATTGTTGAATACGACATCGACGAGAAGAGTCGTGAGAAGTTGATGAAACAGATCGAGGACGGTGAAAAACTTGCCATGCTTGAAGAGCAGCCAAAGTCTGAGCCATGGAACGGCGCATCGAATATCACGTGGCCAATTATCTCACATGCGGCAATAAACTTCAATGCCAGGGCGTACCCAAACATCGTAAAGGGCCGCGATATTGTCAAGGGCAAGGTCATCGGCAAAGACGAGAATGGTGATAAACAGCGAAGAGCGGAACGTGTTGGCGCCCACATGAGTTATCAGCTTAAAGAGGAAATGATCGAGTGGGAACCCGATACCGATAAAATGCTTATTTCTCTCCCCATTGACGGCACAACTTTCAAGAAAACATATTACAATCCCATCACAAAACGGAACGTGTCAGAATTTTGCCTGGCAAAAAATGTGTGTGTAAATATGTACGCCAAGAGCATTGAGAATGCATCGAGGGTCACGCATATATTCACGCTTTATCCAAACGAGATAACAGAGCGGATCAACGGCGGTCTTTACCGGGAATTCAATTATCCGCAGTCAACATCAAACGATGAAAGCGATTCTTCCGATCCAGATGCCCCGCACATCTTCTTGGAACAGCACAGGTGGCTTGATCTCGACGGCGACGGATACAAGGAGCCGTACATTGTCACCGTGCATAAAGAAAGCCGTCAGGTATGCCGTATCGTTGCCAGATTCGAACAAGAAGGCATTATAACCAACGAAGCCGGAACCAAGATAGTTAAAATCGAACCCATCCATTATTTCACCCAGTTTATCTTTATTCCGTCAATGAATGGCACTTTCTATGGGATAGGGTGGGGAACGCTTCTTGGCACAACCAACGACATTATCAACACTCTCATTAATCAGCTTATCGACGCGGGAACACGCCAGAACATGGGCGGCGGCCTTATTTCGAACAAGCTCAAGCTCGTTGATAACGTCAACGGCGAAATCAGATACCGGCCCGGTGAATATCCGAGGGTGATAAACGATGGCGAAGACATTCGAAAGAATATCTACGAATTCAGAAACCAAGGACCTTCGGCGGCGTTATTTTCTCTTCTTGAGATTATTATAACCTCATCTGAAAGAATTGCAAATATCACCGATGTTCTAACGGGTCAGCAGCCGGGATCGAACGTGCCGGCCACAACTGTCGTTGCCCTTATAGAACAGGGCTTGAAGGTATTCAGTGCGGTCTACAAGCGCGTACACCGTTCACTGGCCGAAGAATACAATAAATTATACCATCTCAACTCACTGTATCTTGATGACGAAGCATATTTCAGTGTTGCCGATGACGAACAGGCCATTGCAAGGCAGGATTACGAAACCGAGTCCTACGACATCGCCCCGGTAAGCGATCCTGAAGAAATATCAGAGGTTCTTGTGCTTGCCAAGGCCGAGAGCTTGAAAGAACTGCTTGGTCAAGGCTTGAACGACATGGCGATATACCGAACCATACTCGAGGCGCTTCGAATAAAGAATATTGACGAAATACTCACCGTCGAAGAGCAGGGGCCGACACCGGAAGAGATGAACGAAACCCGGCAACTTGACATAGAAGAGCGAAAGGTGCAGATCGATGGCGAAAAAGTCGAACTCGAAAGAGCGAAGTTAATGGCGAACTTCGACAAGGTAGACGCTGAGATCGAACACCTGAAGGCAGATTCCATAAGGTTATTGGCCGACGCAGAATCAAAGGAAGTCGGCGACCAGTTGGCGCAATACAAGTTGCAACTTGAGGCCTTGTCATTGGAGGTGGAGAGCCAGCGCAATAAAATGGCAGACAACACAAAAGTTAAGGAAGGTCAGACATCAGAAACGGTAAAACCCACAAAACCTGAACCGAAGAAGAAAACTGACCAACCCGTTCTGAATATTTAAGAGAGAGGGCATGAGATGAATGACGGTAGACTCGGCATGTCACCAGAGGATTTTTCGTCATGGGTAGATACGCAGGGAACACAGAACGCAAGAGAAGCAGTACGGAGAATGGTAAGAGAGGCGCAGATAAAAGCAGGCTCGGGCGGTATCGTTGACATGGACAGTGTGGACGCGACTGCGCTTAAAGCCGCACGTACAGTGGGGAAAATCGATGGCATGAAGGAGGTAATGGAAACGGTTTTCGGGGAAGGCATCGCAAGAAAAGAACTCAGAGAAGGAGCTTATTGAGATGGTAAAACCAGTTGGCAACAGAGTGCTTGTAAAAACGATGGAGATTGACGAAGTGTCGAAAGGCGGCATTCACATTCCCGATGACGTTCGCAAGCAAGTCCAATTCGCCATGACAACCGGCTATTTAGTAGGAGCCGGCGATAAGGCGTGGTCGGATTGGGGCGGCACGCCATGGGCAGAACCGGGACAGAAAGTCGTCTACGCCAAGTATGGCGGTGCTGAAATTCAGCAGGACACCGTAGAAGAAGGAAACCGGAAGATTACTTTCAGGCTATTGAACGACGAAGATATTCTTGCCATCGACGATGGCCTGCCGTTCGATGAAGAAGATTTCTTTAAACGTGTTGCAAAGATTAAAAATGAGAAAGTCAAGATCGGAGATGTCTGAAAATGAATGAGAATGTCGTAGCAGAAGAGCAGGAGATGGTAACAGAATTCCCGGCTGTGAACGATTACAAAGCCGCCGGCATATCAACCGGCGTAGTGCCTGTGTCGCAACCGGAAGAAAAGCCGGAGGAAAAACCTGCCGAACGAGTGCCATTGCATAAAGCGGAAGAAAAACCAGCGCCGGCAGAAAGACCCGTTATTGAAAAGGTAGCAATAGATTTTGGGTGGCTCCCGGAAGAGAAATACAAACCAAGGCCAGACAGTGACGGCAAGAAAAGACCATTTATCAGCGCCGAAGAATTCGTGCGGAATATTCGACAGGTAAACAAGCTCGAAGAAAACGAACGTCTTCACAAGGAAATCAAGGAAATCAAGAAAACCGTCGGCGAATACAAAGTGTTTACCGACAAGGCACATGCCACAGAATTGGCAAAGGTGAGAAAGGAACTCGAGGAACAGCGAAGCGACGCTATCCGCGATATGGACGAACCCTTGGTGGACGAAATCGACAAGAAAATAAATGATGTCGATGGCGAAGCCGCGAAAGCCAATGGCGCTACCAATGCAGATGCCGCAAAAGCGGAAGATCAGGAGGCATTGACGGCGTGGCAGGAAAAGAACACATGGTACGATGACGACGCGCAATTGGCAATGTACGCGGACCGCTATGCAGAGAACGCACGGGCCAAGTATCCCGACAAGCCGTTTAACGAAATCCTTGTAACCGTTGACGAGAAGATGCAAAAGCACATGCCGAAGACAGAAGAGCCGGCAACGGGCACACCGCCAAAGAAAGAGGGGCATAAATTGAACGCACCACCCGTAGAAACAGGGGCGAGTAACGCTTCAGGGGATGGCTCGCATGCCAATACTATGACATATTCCGATCTGCCGGACATTGCTAAGACAATGTGTGATCGGTTCGTTGCCACAACGCCTGGATTTACCAGGGAACAGTATCTGAAAGACTACCAATCGCAGAAGTCTGGTAAATAAAAGCTTGACAATTCCGTGATATTGATTTAACCTATTTGTGTAATCGCAACGATAAAGAGGAAAGAGATGAATAATAAATACGACAAAAAAAAGACCGGCGGAGTGTCGGAAACAGTAGCATCCGAAGTAATCAACACCGAAGAAGTCCAAGCCCCGCAGAGCGCGGAAGAAGCAAAAGCCCCGGTGCAGAGTGCGCCAACCAGAAGCACAAGAAAACAACGCATTCCAATCGGTACTTCGAACCTTTTAAATGTTCCTAAACGACCCGGATATGAACGGCGTTGGGTTAATGACACCGAAGGGCGTCTTGCCAACTTCAGGGCCGCGGGTTACGAGCACGTAATGACCAAAGATATTGATCTCGATGGTCTTACGGTAAAGGCCGGTGCCGAATCACAGATGGGTACACCCGTGGCTAAACAGGTCGGTGGCGGCGTCAGGGCTTTTCTTATGGAAACCAAAGAGGAATTTTATAAAGAGGATCAGGCAGCAAAGCAGAAAAGCATAGACAAAACCGAAGTACATACTCTTAACGCCGACAGGGATGGTCAATACGGGGAGGTATCCGTCAATAATACTCGGTAGTTTTATCAAGGAGTAAATTGATGGCTAATTCCAATACCCCTTGTGGACTCAAGGCTGTACGAATTCTTGATGGTAGCCCGTATTGTGGCCAGGTCATGAGGTTTGTGGTCAAGGCCGCTGTCACAAACGCCATTGGTATAGGCGATCCGATCCTTTGGGCCGGAAATGCCGACGCCGATGGCGTTCCTTCTTGTGACATAGCCACAGCAGGCGCGACAAACAAAATCACCGGTATTGTAGCGGCTATTGAGCCGTTGAGGTCGAATCTCAACAGCGTCTATCGGCCCACCGCCGCACAAGCCAGTGATTACTACGTTAATGTCGTTACCGATCCCAATGCCATATTCACAATACAGGACGACGGTGGAGCAGCACTCACCGCCGCTTCCGTAGGCTTGAACTCGGTTCTCATCAAAACATCGACAGTCAATACGTCCACCGGTATTTCGGGCGCGGAAATGGATGCGGGCACAACCACCGCTCCAGCAGCCGACGCCACCTATCAGTTCCTTATGCTCGGCCTTACTCAGGAAATCGATAATGCCTTTGGTGTTAACGCTTTCTGGGACGTGCTTATTAACTTGCATTCGTTCCGCAGCTTCGCAATTGCGGGTGTGTAACGAGTTGCATTAACCATCTTTACTGACAGGGAGTTCAAAAATGCCTCCTATTTTAACTGGCAATTTTACCAAGGCGTTAGGGATATAGCGCCATTAGGGAGTGATCTCTAATGCAAACCAAACTAAAAACGGTGAAACTCTCATTATCGAGACAATACCGTGCCAATCCGTTAGGAGGGTGTAGAGATCGTGGACAAGAAAACACTTATGAAATATATCGCTTCATTCGTTATGGGTGACGGCGGTGTATACAGAATTACCAACGGTAATAGCTACAAATTTGTTGGTGGACACGCAGAGAAACACAGAGATTATGTTGATTGGAAATGCGAAATACTCAAAGAACTGACGACCGTGAGGGTATCAAGAGTGTTAAAAGAAAGACGACAGCCATATTTGAGGATTGAAACAAATACTCATCCGATATATCGTAAAGTCAGAAACAGACTTTATGTCAACGGTAATCGGAGAATTGATCCTCATTATCTCACTCTTATGGATTGGGAAATGATGGCTATTCTATTTCAAGATGATGGTAATGCTAAAGATAGAAGTCTTGAAAATAGAAAACCTTCCATAACACTTCCTGTTTGTATGCTTTCTTTCGGTGATAGTAAACTTTTCGCAGATGCAGTTAGTGATAAACTCGGTATATTCTTCAATGTTGTCCGCGCAGGTAAAGGCTATTACAACCTGAGACTCAGAAATAAAGACGGTGCAGTGTTCATGCAGAATATAAAACCGTATTTACAAAAGAGTTTTGAATATAAGTGGATAAGTCCGAACGCTTGGCTCTGTGATAAAAACACAGATGGTGATACGATCCGAACTTGATAGTGATGTCAAGAGAATGGCAGAAATGACCATTCCAGAGTTTAAATGACTCTGTAACAATATTGTGTATCCTGGTGTCTCGGCCTGGTACGGGATGGCCTATAGTGAGCATAGCCCTGAGTATCCCGCGATTTTTGCGTATAATAAATCCAGCCGTAACTTCGAAGAGGAAGTCGGTATCACCGGATTCGGTCTTGCGAGTGTCAAGAGTGAAGGCACAAGCATTTCCTACGATACGCAGTATCAAGGATACATACAGCGTTATACTCATATAACCTACGGGTTAGGCTTCATTATTACCAGAGAAATGGTCGAAGACGATCTTTATGATGTCGTGTCGAAACGGCGCTCCCGAGCGCTTGCGTTCTCCATGCGGCAGACGAAAGAAATCGTCGGCGCCAACATCCTCAACCGCGCCTTCAGCAATTCTTATGTAGGACCCGACGGCGTGGAACTCTGTTCTGCTGTGCATCCGAACGTCTCCGGTGGAACGTGGGCTAATGAGCTTGCCACCGCCGCCGACCTTTCGGAAACATCATTGGAACAGGCGTGTATCGACATCGGTAATCTCGAGAATGACCGCGGTCTGAAGGTCGCAATCCGTCCGCTTCGGCTCATTATTCCAATTCAGCTTGAGTTCGAAGCCGGTCGTATTCTCAAATCCACGTTGCAGAATGACAGCGCAAACAACGCTATCAATGTCTTGAAAGCCACGGGTAAATTCCCCGGTGGCGTCCATGTCAATCATTATCTCACCGACACGGATGCATGGTTCATAATCACGGATTCCCCTGACGGGATGAAGCATTATGAACGCCGGGCGGATGACTTCGCAGCCGACAATGACTTCGATACGGAAAATGCGAAGTTCAAGGCAACGGGTCGTTACAGTTTTGGCTGTACTGACAGGCGCGGAATCTTCGGGAGCCCCGGGGCATAAATAAACACTATGGCTGATGGGCGCTCTATCTTCGAGGGCAGGGCGCTCATTGCCTGTTAAATAACAGGTGGTCAATTATGACTCTCACTAATTATCCAAATGGTATTTCAAGTTTTGGCATTCCCGTAATAGGTGATATTCCCCCAACATTCGGTAATGTTTACTTTGTCGATTACCGCAATGGTAGCGATGGCAATACGGGAAAATCCACATCCAAAGCCTTTAAGACACTCAGTAAAGCCTACGGAGCCGCCGTATCCAACAATAACGATGTTATTCTTATTGATGGCGATTCAACCGTGGTTGAAACCGCGATGATCGATTGGACCAAGAACAGGGTTCATGTTATTGGTCTGAATGGGGTCGGCGCCCGAATGGGTAACGGCGCCAAGGTTTCTCTCACCGCGACTGCCACGGCGACGAATATCGCCACCCTGAAGGTTACGGGTGTTAGAAACACGTTCTCGAATATCAAGTGGATGAACGCAAGCACCGTAGCCGAAGGTATTTATTGCGTTGCCGACGGTGGCGAATTCACCAGATGGTATAATTGTGAATTCTACAAGAGTACCGATCTCGATGTGACGGGTGCCGCCGAGCTTCTCTGTAATGGCGATAGCTGTTCCTATGTCAATTGCGCCTTCGGTTCAACTGTAAATGCAATTTCAGGCGCCATCATCAGACCATGCGTTCTTCTCAGCAGGGAAACAATTACTGGAAAGGTGTGCCGTGACACATCCTTCATTAATTGTCTATTCATGCGGAAATGTGGTAATACAGCGAACCGCTTCGTATATGGCGCAGGTGCCACCGATGTCGAAAGAATGCTTCTGTTCGACAACTGCATTTTCTGGAATACGAAACTTGCTGCCGCAGTACCGGCCCAGAATGTTGCTTTAGGCGCCACACAGACCGAGGGCGAGGTTCTGCTGAACAATTGCATTTCAATGAATGCCGCAACCGCAATGTCAACAACGACAGGTGTATTCGTCAACGGTCCCACGATGGGTGCTGTTGGTGATACCGTTGGTATCGCTATTCAGTGTTCGTAAGCATCAGTATATCACAATCTAAATACGGCGGGTGGTTATACGCTCGCCGTATTTTCAAAAGGAGAAAGACCGATGGCATACGAGAAAAAGACCCCGGCACCGAAGGCAGAGAATGTTACGGCACCGGTAGCAAAGGACCCGGCACCGAAACCACGAAAAGAGCCGGGGAGCAAAGCAGAAATGATTGCCATGATAAAGGCAGGGGAAATGCATTCCGACGATTTTGAAGTTGCTTATCCAGGTGAAGAATATCCAGGATAAGCGAAATACTAAAAGGATGACAATATGAATGCCGATACCGCAAATGAAACAAGAATATGTAGGTTGTGTGGTGTCGAATTTCATACAACAAAAGTCTATCACAGAATGATTTGCAAAAGATGTAAATACAAACAAGACAAAGTGTACCGTATAAACAACAAGGACATAATAAAAGAAAGGAGCCATGGAAAGTATATAAGATTAAAAACGAAGCACCCCGAAAGGATTAAGGCCCAAAGCAAAAAATATAGAGACAATAACAAAGAAAAAATAAAACTTATTAAAAGGAAAAGCTACGTAAAAAGATATAAAGAAAATCCAGAAAAGGTACTTATGCCTGCAATAATATGGAAGAAGAAGAATCCAGAAAAGGCAAAAGAAATTCAAAGGAAGAGTAAGGAAAAAAAATATTTAAAAGTAAAAGATGACCCAACATATAAAGTGAACCGATCTTTAGCAAAATCAATACATAGAGTATTGAAAAACAATGGTGGTTCAAAGGATGGGCGTCATTGGGAACATCTTGTCGGGTACTCAGCAACAGAGTTAAAGGCGCATCTGGAAATACAATTCGCAGAAGGAATGTCCTGGGATAATTATGGTGAGTGGCATATAGACCATATAATTCCGAAAAGTGCCTTTAATTTCAACGCTGCGGGACAAATTGATTTCATAAAATGCTGGGCATTGGAAAACTTAAGGCCACTGTGGGCTGTTGATAACATTAAAAAGGGCGCACGGCTACAACATGATTTTCAGCCGAGTCTTGCTTTATAATAAAAGGAGAATGATATGCGACCGAAGTATTTGGAGCTCACTATGGATGCGGCTGATCCCAACGGAGTGTGTGAGACACAAACACCAAGCGGTGCCGGGAATTTTACTATTAACGGCGATCTTCAAACCGACGGCGTAGCGGAATTTGATATTCCGCGCCATGTGTCCTTTACTTCCGAGGGGGATGAGTCCGGAGATACCTACACAATTACTGGCACCGACCGTGACGGCGTAGCCCTTTCCGAAACAATCACGGGTCCCAACACAACGACCGTAAATGGCCTGAAGAACTTCAAGACGATCACCCAGATCGCTACCAGTGGCATAGGAACCGGCAATATCACCATCGGGTCCGCAGACGAAGCCGAGTCACAGCTTATCCCAACCGATGTATATGCGGATGAATTGACGTATGCCGTTACCCTGAGTTCCGGCGCATCGCTGACGTACAATATGCTCTACACGCACGATCCCGTTATTGACGGCACCTATGACGAACACACGGCAACGTATTTCGACGATCTTGGTGACAAGGTTGTGAATGCGAACGGCGCTTCAACGGGTCCTATCGCAGCCATGAGGCTTAGAATCAAGTCGTTTGTGTCCGGTACGGCCAGACTGTCAATCCTCACGGCAAGGAACGCATAGTGGGAACGAATAAGTATCAGGCCGGCAATCCGCGGATGATATGTGATATTTGCGGGTTTGAGCGCCGGCGTAGTGAAATGAGGATGGATTGGAAGCACAGAATGGTGTGTGCGGATACGTGTTGGTCGCCGAAGCATCCTCAGTTGAACGTCAGGGGTGTGGTATCGAGGTCAGGCGTTCCCAATGCGCGTCCCGACCCGGACCCGACGTATTTGGACCCGGACAACCCAATAACAGCAGATGATCTTTAGGAGACTCATGAGATGGGCAAAGACAATTGGGAAGGCAGGGCAACCGGCATGGTCTGTGGATCGTGCGTGTTTTTTGTAGAGAAGAAATCAAGCGTGGCCCAGAGAACAGATCACGTCATTGGCCGTTGCCGAAGAAGCAATCCCACGATGAAGGGCTACCCGGTTGTTTTCTCAAGTGACTGGTGCGGCGAGCATAAACTGGACGAGAACAAGATATGAAAGAAGGTGTTGCGATGCCAGACCCAAAAGCTGGAGAATCAAGAGATGAGTACGCGGCACGGTGTATACCCGAGGTCCTAAAAGAAGATGCCAATATGTCATCGAGGCAAGCCGCGGGGAAGTGCTACGGCATGTACGACCACTGGAAAGATACACAGGGCAAAACGGGGGAATAAATAATGGCGGTATCGGGTTCCACTGATTTCACGCTTACCAGGGATGAGCTTATTTATGCCGCCTTTCGTTTGCTGACGGTCATAAAGGATGACGAGGACCCGAGTTCTTGGGAAATCACCAATGCCGCTCAGACCCTTAATATCATGATGAAAGCGTGGCAGACCAAGGGCATCGGCCTTTGGCTTTGCAGTTTTGTGACGATATATCTCGAGTACCAGAAGGAAACCTACAATCTGAATGGCAGTACTGGCGATCACGCAACGCTGTCAAGTGTCGAAACCGCGCTATCGGCCGACATAGACTCCGGCGAAACAAGTATCACGGTTGACAGCATCACCGGGATTACAAACGGTGATTATATCGGCGTGAAGCTCGATGACGGCACGATGCAATGGACGACCATAAATGGTGTCCCGGCGGGTACCACAATAGTTCTTACCGCGGCTCTCACCG